TCTAGATGAAGCAGTAACAAACGATCTTATGAGAGAGCAGCATAAGAGTATGCCGATCAATGTTGATCGACAATCTCGTGTAACATTCGGTGGTACAAAGAAATCCTAATTAGGAATTCGTGGGTTAATCCCTACTATCGATTTAATATAAACCCGTTCATAGGTGATACTATGAACACTTAAGGAGACAACAAACTATGGCAAACCTACAAACACAAGGATATGGTTGTAAAGCTGTTGAAGTTCTGGGCAATGGTCCAGCTACTCAAGGGCAGAGCAAGTATAGAATCCTTTCAGGTTTGGGCGTAAGAATCCTCAAGAATGAACCAATTGGACCACAAGATAGTTCAGGTGACGACGGCTACATGCAAAGTTTAGCCCCAGCCACTATGGACGACACTGGTACAGGTGGAGCTTCTTGGGATGCTGACACAACTACTCCAGAAGTATGTGTAGGAGTTTCTAACGGTGTATTTTACATCGATGGAACGACATCAAAACCTACATGGTCAAATTCTGTAGCAGCGAGTCAGACTTTCGCAACAAACCCAAACACAGGTAACAGCGATGGTTATGTTTTCGTAAATGACAACCCTTTTCAAGAGTATATGATGAGAACAGACGCAACTATGACGAGCCTTGCGACGTTTCAATCTGACTGCTTAGTAGTTAGAATGAATCAGAACAATGGTGGTGCAGGTGTATCTGGACAATCAACAGCTACTCTTAATTACGCGACATCAGATAACGATGGTCACATGTGGAGAATGATCCGTTTGGCAGAAGTGCCCGATCAGGAAGACGTGACGGCTGCCGGTTGTGATGTTATTGTAGTTATGAATAACAGGGCTAATCAGTTCTTAAGAGACGCATAAGGAGTATAAAACATGGCAATATCACGAGCGCAGTTAGTTAAAGAGCTTGAACCAGGTTTGAATGCTTTATTCGGACTTGAGTACAAGAGATACGAAAACCAACACGCTGAAATCTACAACGTAGAATCTTCTGACAGAGCTTTCGAAGAGGAAGTAATGTTATCAGGATTCGGAAACGCACAAGTAAAGGGCGAAGGTCAAGGTATATCATTCGATGATGCACAAGAGACTTTCACAGCTCGTTACACGCATGAGACAGTAGCATTAGCATTTGCTATCACTGAAGAAGCTATCGAAGATAACCTCTACGACAGACTTGCTTCTAGATACACAAAAGCTTTGGCTAGATCTATGGCGAACTCTAAACAAGTTAAAGCAGCAGCTCCATTAATCAACGGGCTTCCTTCAGTGGATACTTTTGATTCTGGTGATGGTGTTTCTTTGTTTAACACATCGCACACTACATTAAGTGGATCATTTGCGAACACATTAGCAACTCAAGCTGACTTAAATGAAACTTCATTAGAACAATCTCTAATCGACATTGGAGAAATGACTGATGAAAGAGGTCTTTTAATCGCAGCTAAAGGTGTTAAAATGATTGTTCCACCTGAAAACCAATTTAATGCAGAGAGATTAATGAAGTCTCAAGGCAGAACAGGTACAGCTGATAATGATATTAACGCTGTCAACTCAATGGGTATGATTCCTCAAGGTTATAGAGTGAACAACTACCTAACTGACGCTGACTCGTTTTACATCATCACTGATGTTCCTAACGGCATGAAAATGTTCGTTAGATCTCCATTGTCTACGGCAATGGAAGGCGATTTCGATACTGGAAACGTGAGATACAAAGCTAGAGAAAGATACTCATTTGGAGTATCCGACCCTAGAGGTATCTTTGGCGTTGAAGGTGCGTAATAACTAAATTTAATGTGGCGGCCTAAAAACCGCCACATTTGCTACATAAAGTAAGAAATTAGACTATGAGAGACTTCAAAGTAATCATTATTGCCTACGGCTATCGAACTAGCTTTATTGTTAAAGCTGAAGATAGTGCTCAATCTATAGAGAATGCTATAGTTGACAAGTTGGGAGAAAATAGTGTAAAGTGGGATGAATCGGGATTTTATGACAAACGTCGTAAATACATAACCTATGAGGAGGTTATAAATGATAGAGGACCTATACAAACAAAAAAAGTCCTTGGAGTTGAGTTGGGAGCAGGAACACCTTAATGAAGGTAAATATACTCTCGACATGGTCAGAATTGATGACAAAATTAAAGAAGTCATCACTTTGATTAAGCTGGAAGAAGCTAGAATTGCAGATAGAGAAAACTCAATTCTTAATTCGGCTCCAGAAGTGTCAGTAGCCACTTAATACATAAAAGCTACATCATTGAAATTAGCACTTCATTACAGGATCTCTTGCACTCCGCTCAAATATAGCATATAAAAGTACCACTAAGATAAATAAATCATAAATTGGTTGCTCTTTTCTTAGTAAGAGTAACTGGCGCGAGGAGGCGCTGATTAATATGACTACACACTTTTCAACTGGCGTAACAAACGTTAGAGGTAAGCAAGGTGGAACATCCTTGTTTAGTGGTATTAAACAACCCCTAATTACTGGAGGCTATAATCAAGAAGTCGCTTATCAAAACGACTGGCTTCATTATAATTCAGCTGATTGGGATGTAACATCTGGTGGTGGATCTGACTATCAATTAGTAGATTATGCTGGCGGATGGTTAAGACTTGGAGACGATGCTCCAGCGGCTGGTGAAATCACTGGTCTTTCTGGTAAAGAAGTCTGGAACTATAACTCTGGTAAGCAATGGTGGTATGAAACTAGAATTGCTCTAACAGATGTTAGTGACGGAAACATTTTTGTTGGCTTTGCTGACAATGCATTTGTTGATCCGGCAACTGTGCCAACTGACTGTATTGGTTTTTCTCACTTAGAAGACACTACAACTATTCAATTCCTATCTAGGAAGAATGGTGCTGGTGTATCTTTTGATATGAAAGACAGTGCAGCTGGAAGCACTTATGCTATTGCTGACTCTAGCATACCAACTCAATCTGCAACTCAATTTGAAATCCCATCTAACTCTGTTAGATTAGGTTTTCATTTTCAACCTGCAGGTACGGAAAATAACCAAACATCGGCTCAGTATAAACTTTACTTAGACGGTAATTGTGTTGGAACGCAAGCAGCATCAACTGTTCCTGATGATATAGCTTTAGAACTAAAAGTTTTCATAGAAAACAAAGGTACTAACGGTAATCAGATAGCAACAGATTGGATACAAACTATCCAACAAAGATAATAATATTATTCTAGGCTCCTTCGGGAGCCTAGGTAAAATTAGGAGATAATTATGGCAATAACATCAAATGTTAAACAAACTATACCTTTAACGACAGATGGTTCAGCGCAGAAGTATGTTAAGACAACTGCAACTAATATCACTAAAGCTAGAATCATGAATGTTTATGGTCAAGCAAGTGCAGCTGACGCTGAAATAAAAATTTATGACGAAGCGGATGGTTCTAAAACTGCTTCTAAATTAGTTTTTCACGTTAAGTTTTCAAATGCTGATAACCATGGACAAAGTTTCGTAGTTCCTGGAGAAGGAATTTACTGTAATGCTGGAATGTATGTTGATTTAACAAATTGTGATTTTTGTGTGATCATAGGCACATTCACGTAAAGAGGTAGCCAATGGCGAACACTACTTCTGGTACATATGTTTTTGATAAGAACTATGCGATCGATGATGTAATCATGGAAGCATACGAAAGAATAGGTCTTGTCGGAACTGCTGGAAATCAAATCCGATCAGCTAAAAGATCTTTAAATGTTTTATTCTCTGAATGGGGAAATAGAGGACTTCATTATTGGGAAGTAGGAACTACAAACGTTACTTTAGTTGAAGGTCAAGCCGAATATAAATTTTACAGAGCAAGCGGAGATGGAACTAGCGCTCCTTGTGTAGATGACACAGGAACAGCTGACACCAATATTTACGGAATTACTGACATTATGCAGTGTTCTTTTCGTCAGTACAATAATAACAGCGGCGGAACTCAAGCAGATACTACAATGACTAAAATAGATAGATCTACTTATGCTGGTTATGGAAATAAAACTACTAAAAGCACACCTTCAAATTTTTGGGTTCAAAGATTTATTTCTCACGTTACATTAACTATTTATCCTACCGCTAATGCATCTGCTGCAGGATCAGCAAACAAATTAAAGATTTTTTATCAAAAAAGAATTCAAGACGTGGGTGCATTTACAAATGCAACTCAAATCCCTTATAGATTTGTTCCTTGTATGACTGCTGGATTAGCTTTTTATTTATCACAAAAGTTTTCTCCACAAAGAACACAAGAAATGAAATTATTATATGAAGATGAGTTAGCTAGAGCTTTAGCAGAGGACGGGTCAGCTTCTAGCACGTACATAACTCCTAAAAACTATTACCCAGCGATAACATAATGGCATCTTTTTCATCAGGTAAACATGCATTAATGATTTCAGACCGTTCAGGTGTAGCATTTCCTTATAGAGAAATGGTACAAGAGTGGACTGGAATGTGGGTGCATACTTCTGAATTTGAACCAAAACAACCTCAATTAGAACCAAGACCTATTGTTGGAGATCCTCAAGGATTACCTCATATAAGACCTTCAAGAAAAGCTTTTGCTACCCCAGTAGTTTTAGATAACAATCCTTTTACTACAACTGGAAGTAACACAAGTGTTACGGTTAAATGTAAAAATCAACCTTGGTCAACAGATGATTATATTAGATTTACAAATGTAGCGATAGCAGTCGGTGGCGTTGCTAAATCTACTTTAGAATTAACAACTACTTTAAATGGAGACATAACTTCAAGTGCAACAAGTTTAGTATTAGCAGATTCTTCACAATTTGTTGCTCCTGGTTATATTTGTATTGAATTATTTGATAGTGATGGAAATGATGTGAGTGAAACAATTTACTATACGACAAACACTACAGCATCAAATACTTTATCTGGATTAACTCGAGGAACTGCTGCTCCTATTAATGGAGCTACCCCTGAATCAACTACGGCGGCTGCCCATAGCAGCGGAGCTAAAGTTTACGGTTCTTATAAAATTACAAGACAAACTACAACTGAACAAATAGCTTCCCCTCCAAGCACTCTTACGGTAAGTAATAGTTTAACGTTTAGTTTAAAAAACAATGCGTCCAGCACAGAAACAGGCGGAGGATTTTTCTGTTTTGGTGGACCAGTAAATATGAGGCCATAATGTCAGGATTAAGTGCATCAGGATTAAAAACACAAATTAAAAACTACACAGAAGTAGGAGATACGGTTCTTACGAATGATGTTTTAGAAAATATTATTTTAAACGCTCAACAAAGAATTATGTATGATGTGCCAATTGATGCAGATAGGAAAGCTCAAACTGGAAGTTTAGTAGCTGGTCAAACAACTATTAACTGTCCTGCTGGAGCTTTGTTTATTAGAGGAGTTCAAGTTTATGATTCCACATCAGCAGTAACAGGAGACAATGTTTGGCTTTTAAAAAGAGACAGAACTTTTTTACAAGAATATGTTCCATCTACAGAAACAGCTAAAAGAGGAAAACCTAAATACTATGCTATGTTTGGAGGAGCTACTGGTTTATCAGATACTACTTCTGGAAGACTAATGTTTGCTCCAGTTCCAGATGCAGCTTATATGTTCAAGGTTCATTATAATTATGTGCAATCTATTTTAGAGGGATCGGGCACTAATTATATTAGTTTAAACTTCCCGCAAGGGCTATTATACTGCTGTTTAGCGGAAACATATGGGTATTTAAAAGGCCCAATGGATATGTTGACTTTATATGAGCAAAAGTATAAAGAAGAAGTACAGAAGTTTGCTTCACAGCAAATTGGAAGAAGACGAAGAGACGATTATACGGATGGTACAGTAAGAATTCCGATCGAATCTCCGCCTCAATAAGGAGTTAAAATATGGCAAATACATCGGCAATGTGCACAAGTTTCAAACAAGAAATCTTGGTGGCTACTCACAACTTTACAGCATCAACAGGGAACACTTTTAAAATTGCATTGTACGATAGTGATGCAACTTTAGGAGCTTCAACAACAGCTTATGCAACTTCAGAAGAAATTACGAATACTTCTGGAACTGCATACACAGCAGGTGGTGCTACATTAACAAGTGTGACTCCAACAACTTCAGGAACAACAGCTTTCTGTGATTTTGCTCCTGACATTTCTTGGACATCAGCTTCATTTACTGCTAACGCAGCTTTAATCTATAACTCAAGTGCATCAAACAAAGCAGTTGCTGCAATTGCGTTTGGTGGAGATAAGACTGTTACTAACGGCACATTTACAATTCAATTTCCGACAGCGGACGCCAGCGACGCGATAATCAGAATCGCATAAGGAGGTAGATCCTTATGGCCGATCAAATCTTTTCGGTTGAAGGTGTTCAGGGTATAGTTAACCCTACACGTTGGAATGCCCAAAATACACCCTATGGAGAAGGAGCCTGGAATACAGGTGGCTTTACAGCTCAAGATGTAATTGTAGGTTGGGGTCATTTAGCTTGGGGTCGTGCTAATTGGGGCGACTTAGATATTTACGAAGAAGGTTGGGGAAGAAGTACTTGGGGCAATGAGCCTTGGGGCGGTACTCATAATAAAAACGTTTTACTTACAGGTTTATCTGCAACAGCATCTGTTGGTTCTATAACACCATCAGATCAAGTAATGGGATTAACAGGTCAGGCAGCAACTGGTTCTGTTGGAACTATTGCTCCTGCAGATGTAATGGGATTAACCGGTGTAAGTGCAACTGGTTCTGTTGGATCTATTACACCAACACAAATGTCAGTTGGATTAACTGGTGTAAGTGCAAGTGGTTCTGTTGGAGCTATTACTCCTGCAGATGTAATGGGCTTAACAGGTGTAGAAGGAACTGGCGGAATTGGTAGTGTAATAATTCCAAACGTTGGAGTTCCATTAACCGGGGTCAGTGCAACAGGAAACGTTGGTGCACCAACTATTATTTCATTCCCAGTTATTGAACCAGCAGGATTCCAAGCTACAGCTTCTTTAGGAACAGTTATTATACCTAACGATGCAGCTTTAATTAGTGGAGTATCAGCTACAGGATCAGTTGGAGATATTGCTCCAGCAGATGTTATGGGTTTAACAGGGGTATCTGCCACTGGTGGAATAGGCAGTGTAATCTGTGAATCTAAATATAGTTTATCTGGAGTAGCTGGAACAGGCGCTGTAGGTACAGTTTCACCTACAGAACAAACAGTAGGATTAACGGGTCAAGAAGGCACGGGAGCAGTTGGAACACCTGGAATTCTTCATTACGCTGATATTGACACGGGCTCAAATACATCATATAGTAATGTCTCAACGGGTTCGAATTCATCTTATTCGGATGTTGCATCAGGATCAAATACCAGCTATACGGATGTAGAAGAGGCTGCTTAATTAAATTTTAGGAGAATATTATGGCATCAACATACACCCCTCTCGGTATAGAGAAAATGGCCACTGGCGAAAATGCCGGTACATGGGGAACAAAGACTAATACAAACTTAGACATCATCGAACAAATATCCGGTGGTTATACTACTCAAGCTGTTTCCGACTCAGGAGACACTACTTTATCAGTATCTGATGGATCAACAGGTGCAACACTTGCACATAGAATTATAGAATTTACAGGATCACTTACAGGATCAAGAAACGTAACAATCCCTTTAGACGTACAAGACTTTTACATTTTAAAAAACGCAACATCAGGATCTCAAAACGTTGTATTTAAATATGCAACAGGTTCTGGAGACAGTGCTACAATTGCAAACGCTAAAACAATTATTGCTTATGCAAAAGCAGATGATGGAACAAATCCAAACATTGCAACAGTATCATTAGCTAGTGATTTAGTTGATGACACTTCTCCTCAATTAGGTGGAGATTTAGATTGTAATAGTTTTGATATTTTATTTGATGACAATACTGGAATTAGAGATGATTCTGATAATGAACAATTAAC